GTAATCCAGAGGATATACTGCACACTTATTAAGGAGCTAAGATGGTAAAAGATAAATATGGTTTAGATACCAGTGAAGTCGAACTTGACACTTCAGGAGTAGAAGAGAAAGAAGTTACAATTGAGGAAAAAAAGGTTGAATCTAAAGAACCTGTTATTCCAAAGTTTGAAGTTGAACCAGATGGTACAGCTGTAAACGAACACAAAGATGATAAGATAGAAGTTGTTCAGGCTGAGGAAACAGAAGTAAAAACTGAAAAAGAAGATGATAAAAAAGATCCACAAGACTTAAATCAATATTCTGAAAACGTTAAAGGTAGAATTGGAGATTTAACTAGGAATTGGAGAGAATCTCAAAGGAGAGAAAAAGCAGCTTTAGAATATGCAAAAGGCATTCAAAAGAAAATGGATGACATGCAGAAACGTTTTCCAAAACTTGAGGAAAATTATCTATCTGAATTTGAAAAGAGAATTACCTCAGATTCTGTTGATGCATCTAGGGCACTTCAACAGGCTATTGATTCAGGAGATTCAGGAGCTATTGCAAAAGCAAATGAAAGAATAGTTCAATTAAGTATTGAAAAAGAAAGATTGGCTAACACTAAATATATGCGTGAGCAAGAAGCTGAGAAAGTCAAAAATGAACCACAAGAACCTCAAATTCCTGAGATTCAAGCCTCACCTAAAGCACAAGCTTGGGCTGAGAAAAATGAGTGGTTTATGAATGACAATATCATGACTACTGCAGCACTTGAAATAGATAAACAAATCAAGGGTGAGGGTATTGCAGGAGACACAGATGCGTATTATAATGAATTAGATAAACGACTGGGAGAATATTTTCCTCAGAAGTTTGCTAAGCCCGAAACTGCAGGCACTGTAGTTGAGGAACCTAAACAGGAGCAAAAGAAACCCGTCCAGACTGTTGCTTCTGCTGTTAGAAACCAAGATGGACGCAGAACTGTGAAACTCACCAGGTCACAGTTGGTAATCGCTAAAAGATTAGGGGTGCCACCTGAAGAATACGCGAAATATGTTAAATAAAGGAGCTAAATATGAGTGATATTAAAAAAAGAGTTTCGCGCGAGTCAGATCAACGAACAACAGATGTTCGTAAAAAGGTCTGGTCTCCACCGTCAAGTCTAGATGCGCCTCCGCCACCGAAAGGTTATGTCCATAGATGGCTGAGAGCTACTTCAATGGGTTTTGAAGACACTGGAAACATGTCTAAGAAACTTAGAGAGGGCTGGGAATTAGTTAGAGCTGAAGAGTTATTAGAACAAATTGGCCCTAATGATTATCCTGTCATGAGAAGTGGTACACACGAAGGCGTAGTTGGGGTTGGGGGCCTATTGTTGGCTAGGATACCAGAAGAGATTGTGGAATCGCGTAAAGACTACTTTAGATCCAAGACCAAAGGTCAGATGGACGCGGTAGACCATGATTTACTGAAGGAGCAACGACCAGAGATGCCTATCAATATTGATAGACAATCTCGAGTAACCTTCGGAAGTGGAACTAAAAAATAATTTTTTAGTGACTACCAAGGGGTTATTAAACTAACAACTAACAAACTAAGGAGTAACAACCATGGCTAATCAAAGTGGTAACTTTGGCTTGAGACCGTCTAGAATGTTAGGAGGAACACCGTTTAATAACTCGCAAAACAGATACAGAATATTGAAGAACTACGGTACTGCAATATTCCAAGGAGACCTAGTAAAGGCAGTGACTAACGGAACTGTCGAAAGAGCTGGGGCTACCGATAACCCTGTTGTTGGAGTTTTTAATGGAGTCTTCTATACAGACCCGACTTCTCAAAAGCCTACGTTCAAAAATCATTATCCAGGCACAATAAGTGCTAACGATATTATTGCGAACGTTATCGACGATCCGAATGTAGTTTACGAAGTTAAATCAGATGGAAGTTTTGCGACTGACCATTTGTTTGCAAACTACAAGATCGTTGCAACAGCTGGCGACACTAATTCAGGACAATCTAGAGAAGCTTTAGATGAATCAACTGCAGACTCTTCGTCTACATTTGTTTTACAAGCAATTGATATTTCTCAAGATCCTGAGAATAGTGATCAAACAACATCAAACGTAAACGTACTCGTTAGAATCAATGCTCACCAATACAAAGGTGGAGTAGTTGGTTTAACGGCGTAATAAGGAGTAAATAACTATGGCTATATCACGAGCACAACTAGTTAAAGAACTAGAGCCAGGTTTGAATGCCTTATTCGGCCTGGAGTATGATAGATACGAAAATGAACACGCAGAAATCTTTACTACAGAATCTTCTGACAGAGCTTTCGAAGAGGAAGTTATGTTATCAGGCTTCGGTGGTGCACCAACTAAAACAGAAGGTGCTGCTGTAACATTTGACGATGCAAAAGAAAGTTTCACTGCAAGATATACGCATGAAACTATCGCTTTAGCATTTGCTGTTACAGAAGAAGCAGTAGAAGATAACTTGTACGACAGATTAGCTGCTCGTTACACTAGAGCATTGGCAAGATCAATGGCTAACACTAAACAAGTGAAAGCTGCAGCTGTTCTTAACAATGGTTTTGACACTGCTAATGGCGGTGACGGACAACCTCTATTATCTAATGCACACCCACTTGTAAGTGGTGGTACATTCAGAAACGAGTTAGCAACTGCTTCCGATCTATCTGAAACATCATTAGAACAGTCGTTAATTGACATTGCGGCTTTCGTTGATGAAAGAGGAATGAAAATCGCTACTCAAGGTAGAAAATTGATTATTCCAAAAGAATTACAATTTACTGCTGAGAGAATCTTAAAGTCACCTTTAAGAGTCGGCACTGCTGATAATGACATCAATGCGATAAGTAATATGGGAATGATTCCAGAAGGTTATAGAATCAACCATTTCTTAGCTGACACTGATGCATTTTTCATCATGACTGATGCACCTAATGGTCTTAAACATTTTGTAAGAGCACCATTAAGAACTGCAATGGAAGGTGATTTTGATACTGGCAACATGAGATTCAAAGCTAGAGAAAGATACAGCTTCGGCTTTTCTGACCCTAGAGGAATCTTCGGTTCACCAGGCGCAGCGTAATTTTTAATTACCTAATAATTTAAAAGGGGCGGAGTTTACTCTGCCCCTTTTTTTATATATAATTAAAAGACCTAGAAAAATTATTATGTAGACTGACTAGGCAGACGGTATAGAGACTACATAACGAATGCTATACAAAGGAGAAAATTATGGCAAATACTACGTTCAATGGACCAGTACGATCGGAAAACGGTTTTATTGGAGCAACTAAAAACACTTCAACAGGAGCTTTTACAAACGTATTCGCAATTGATTCAACAGGTGCATACACAGGCACAAAACTTGTTGGACAAGGAACTGCAGACGTAATTGTAGCAGCAACAGCTGGAACAACTGAGGTTGAATTCTCTCAGCCAAATAATTCTATCATTACTTCAATTGATATTGTTTGTACTTCTGCACCAACTTTAACAGGATCTGGTGATATTGGATTTAAAGTTGGTACTGCAACAGGTGGAGCACAATTAGTTGCTGCAATCACAGATCAAATTCTTGATGGCGGAACTACTGTTCCTGCAGGAGCTGGTTATAATCTAACTTTAATTAATACAACTGGAAGTGATGCATCACCTGCAGCATCTCCAGCAGCTAACGTTTCTGGTGCTGCAAGAAGTGTTTTCTTGCAAATTACAAACACTGTAAACGCATCAGCGAGTGGTAATTTTAGATTTATTATAAACGTACAACAGTTCTAATAAATTAAATTTATGGCTCTCTTCGGAGAGCCATTATTAAGGAGCACAAATGAGTTATAAAAGTGATATACAAGCTACTAGATCTACTGCTGCTGCAGGAGCAACTCCAATTATCTCTCAACCTATAAGATTGAGAGGAATTATAATTGCATCCGATGGCACAGGAGCGGGATTGTTAGAGTTGACTACCACATCTAATACTGGAGACACACTTTTTATTGGTGATGTACCAAGTGGAGATGTAATTAACTTTTCTTTTCCTGAAGACGGCATAGTTTTTCCAAAAGGAATTTTTTGTAAAACGAAAACTAAAGTTACAGCTTATACCTTATTGACTGATAAATTCTCAGGCAAAGGTTTAACTGTCTAGGAGCATAAATGAATAATGTAGGCATACAATCTAAAGGCACTAGTCCTATTTTGTTAAAAGATGGAGGTATGCCTACAAGAAGAAAATCAGCGGGTAATTATCGTTCTACAAAATCAGGAGCAGGCATGACACAAAAAGGTGTCATGACATACAGAAGAAAAAATCCAGGTTCTAAATTAAAAACAGCTGTAACTGGTAAGGTAAAGCCAGGTTCAAAAGCTGCTAAACGTAGAAAATCTTATTGCGCTAGATCATTAGGACAATTGAAACGAGCATCAGCAAAAACAAGAAATGATCCTAATTCAAGAATAAGACAAGCAAGAAGGAGATGGAAATGTTAGATCAGCTAAAAGAAATTTGGAGAAGAATTAATGCAAGAATAATAGCCACTCCTAATGAAATGCATGGGATTATTTTATTGTTGATTTTAATAACACTAATATTAAAATAATATATGAATGGCTTATCTAAATGCAAATATACCACCCATATATTGTAAAGTAAGAAAGGAGTACCTTTATGATCTTAAAGAACATCATGGAGAAAGTGAAGAATGCGTGGTCTTTGGTATCACATCCATTACAGGTCGTGCAATCTTATTTAATATCATGTTACCAAATGGTGCATGCTTTTGGCGTTTGCCTATCGCAGCGTTTTTCCAAAAATCGTATGATAGA